GAAAGAGGACAGTGATAGCAATTGCTTGACCGTAGCTTTAACACCTAATTCGCGGGAATTCGTTCCAAGCGGACAAGCGCCAATGCAACAGACTCCTGTAGCAGCGCAAACCACTCAGCAAGCTGCACCTACGCAGCCTCAATCGTCTGGTGGTGTTCCGTCTTGGGCGCAAAGATAATCTAGCGGCAGGGCCAATCCGCGCCTGCTAGACCTCTGACCGGGGGGCAGAGGGCCGCAATCCCCCCACCAATTCTAGCGAACAGGTGTTTTATGTTACTACGTCCCTACCAAGAGGTAGCCGTAAGCGATGCTTTAAAAGCCCTCGACAAACACGGCAATACTCTAGTCGTTGCACCAACGGGTGCAGGCAAAACGATCATGCTTTCTGCGCTTGTGGGCAAGCGGCACAAAGAAGGTAAAAAAATTCTTATCGTGCAACACCGCGATGAACTTGTTGAGCAAAACCAATCCAAGTTCAAAAAGGTGAACCCGTACATCACAACAAGTATTGTGAACGGTACAGTTAAGCATTGGGATGGCGATGCCGTATTTTCAATGGTGCAAACTATTTCTCGTGAACGCAACTTAGCCAAGCGCCCCAAGTTCGACATGGTGGTGATTGATGAAGGCCATCACGCAGCGGCAAGAACGTATCGCCGTGTGATTGATGCTGTGCTTGAAGACAACGACAGTGCAGAGATTGTAGGCTTTACAGCCACACCTAATCGTGGTGATGGCAAAGGATTGCGCTCTGTGTTCAACAATTGCGCACACCAAATCGAAATCGGTACGTTAATCCAAGAGGGGTTCCTAGTTCGGCCCAAAACCTTTGTGGTTGATCTGGGTATCAATGATCAATTAGATAACGTCACAAAACGCGGCAAAGAATATGACATGGAAGAGGTCGCCGCGATTATGGATCACCAAGTCATAAACGATAGAATTGTTCGTGAATGGGAAGAAAAAGCAGGGGATCGCAAGACTGTTGTGTTCTGTTCAACAGTCAAACACGCTGAACATCTTTGTGCAGCCTTTCTTGAATCTGGTGTTGATGCAAACTTTGTAACAGGTGAAACACCAAAAGATAAAAGAGCAGAAATGCTCCATGACCTTGAGCATGGTGATTTACAGGTTGTGGTCAACGTAGCGGTGCTTACAGAGGGGTTTGATGCTCCACCTGTGTCTTGTATCGTTCTAACGCGCCCATGCTCTCAGAAGGGTACAATGGTGCAGATGATTGGTCGTGGACTACGCATCGTTGATCCTGAGTTATATCCAGACACAATCAAGACTGATTGCATCGTTATGGACTTTGGTACGTCTGTCATTACGCATGGCAGTATTGATGATGCAGCTAACCTAGATGGCAGAGACAAAACGGTTGAGGGCGAAGCGCCCACAAAGACTTGTCCTGAATGCAACGCAGAGGTTCATGCGCGTTTAACAGTGTGTCCGATCTGCGGTCATGAGTTTGTAGCAGAAGAGAAAGCTGCGCTCGAACAGTTTATCATGACTGAATACGATCTGATGCAGTTATCACCTTTCATGTGGATTAGCCCATTTCAAGAGGGCAATGCACTGATGGCTATGGGCTTTCAGGGATTCGCCTTTGTAGGTCACATCAAAGATGATATGTGGGTCGCTATGGTAAAATCACAAAAAGGCCGTGTTCGCACAGTAGCGATTGGTGAAAAAGTGCATGCTATGTCAGCAGCCGATGATTTCTTACGCGAGATTGAAGATAGCGATGCAGCAAATAAAACGAAGCGTTGGCTTAATAACAGGGCCACAGAGAAACAAAAGAACCTGTTGATGGATCACGACATTCATATCAGTTCAATGGACTTCTCGTGGACTAAATACAAAGCAGGCTGTGCTTTAAGTTTTTGTTGGAACAAAGACGCTCTAGGCAAAGCGTTTCATGCAGCGCAGGAGAAATTACATTGAAAAGAGAAGAGTTCTTGAGGCAAGCAGAAAGTCTAGTCAATGGCGAAAGAGCCAAAGACTATGGTGAGGCTTACGACAATCATGACAGAATTGCAGAGGGTTGGAATATTATTTTGCGCAGCGCACTTATATCACACGGGGAGATTACCCCTACGCATGTTGCATTAATGATGGACTGGCTCAAAACTTCGCGTATCCTAAACAAAATAGATCACTCAGACTCGTGGGTAGACAAGGCAGCGTACTCTTCTCTGGGTGGAGAATTTTCGAGTAAGGACGCCCCAGATGCCGAGGTTTGAAATGTATCTTATGTTTGCAGAAGACGATGATGGTAATGTCGAAGCGTCCGAAATCGAAATGGTTTGTTGGGTCAATGATCCAAGTGACTTGCGCGAAGTTCAAGACGTAGCAAACGAAGCAATACAAATTCATCTTAACGAAGCAGAAAATCCTGTTTTGTTTGGAACAGCATTAATTATGGTAAAAGGTAAGGAAGTTTTAAGTATAGGCTTTCGAAATAAAGACGCTGACCCGAATGAGGTCGGTGAAATAATAGAATTGTTCGGCATAAAGGAGGAGACAATACATTGACAATACCAGCAGAACCAAAGCCAATCGAAGAATTGGCTCACATATTAGGCAAGTTTGGATGGGACACACGTTTTTCTGATCTATCAGAAGAGCAAGTTCACACTCTGATATTTGGCATACAGGAATCACAACGTCTAGCAGCGGAGATTGACATTGGAAAACTCGAAGAAACTTACTATAAGTCAACAGGCTCTTGGCCTTCTACATCAATCCCCTTCTAAAGAAGACCCGATTGTAGAACACATCAAGGCAGCAGTTGATAATGCTATCGTCGCAGGCGAGAAGAAACGTGAACGCCGTAAGTATATTGGCGCATCTAGTATCGGTGATGAATGTCAACGCAAGATACAGTATCGCTATCTAAATTACCCTGTTGATCCTGACAAAGAGTTCAGCGCACGAACACTGCGCATCTTTCAGTTTGGTCATAACATCGAAGACTATGCAGCTAAATGGATACGCGATGCAGGGTTTGATCTACGCACAGAAGATAAGATGGGTGAACAGTTTGGCTTCTCTATCGCTGATGGCGAAATAAGAGGTCATATAGATGGCGTGATTTGTGAAGGGCCAGTTGAAATGGGCTACCCGTCACTGTGGGAAAACAAATCATCAAACGATAAAAAGTTTAGAACGTTTGTAAACATGGGCGTTACAAAAGCAAACCCAACTTACGCAACTCAAATAGCTTTGTATCAAACGTATATGGAGCTAACCGAACATCCTGCTTTGTTCTCTGTAGTAAATAAAAACACATCAGAAATTTATTATGAGCTAGTGCCGTACAACGCATCTTTAGCTCAACAAGCTAGTGACCGAGCCGTGAATATCTTGACTGCTGCAAAATCAGGTGACATTCTACCTCGTATCGCTCAAAGCAAAGACTTTTTTCTCTGCAAGTTCTGCGAATACCGTGAATCTTGTTGGGACGAATAAAAAAAAATGGGGAGCGTTTGTATGACGCAACCCCATATCTAGTATATTTACCGTTTGTAGGGACAAGATAATGAATATTTTACAGTTTGGCAAGACATCGAAGGAGGTAGCTGAACGCATTTCTAGGGAAGTTCCAAGAAGTATTCAGTTAAACATGCTGATTGATACTTACCCTGAAGGCGTTAGGCGCGGACACGATTTTATGTTAGGTTCACTGCGCGGTGAGCGCGGTCAATCGTTAAGAATTAATATTGATATAAACAGCCCGTGGTTTTTAAGCGGCAAAGATTTCGAATCAGGTGATGGCGTTGGTGGCATCTGCAAAGTTCTCAAAGAAGGACGCGGTTGGTCACTTACTGAGATAGTAGAACATTTCTCTACATATCTACCAAAGGATTTTGCGCCACAGCCAGAAAACATTGTGAAGCTCAATGATCCTAAAAACTTTGAGGTCAGAAATACAACTGCCACAAACGGCTTTGCACAACCCGAACAAAAGAGGCAAATTGGTCCCAACACACCCTTTGAGCAGGAATACGATTATACTGATGAACATGGTCAGGTTCTCGTCACGGTCCGAAAATACTTCGACAGGAATGAATCTGGCGAAATTGTTCGGGATAGTGCCGGGAAACCTAAGAAACAATTCCGCCAGTTCATGAATGGACGCCAAGGTGTACCCGAACCAAGACCCCTCTATAATATACCCAACATCTTAGGCTCCAACAAGGTGATTTGGGTAGAGGGAGAGAAGTGTGCTGACGCTCTCACCGATCTTGGTTACGCAGCTACCTGTACCATCGGTGGGGCAGGGATGCTGTCTGAAAACACAGCAGAAAAGTTCGACTTCTCTCCCTTACGCAACAAAGAAGTTATTTTATGGCCTGACAATGATGATGCAGGAAAGAAACTTGCTCGTATTGTCGAGGCACAAGCAAAGGCTTCGGGCGCAAAATCTACACTGATGCTGCACATTCCATCCACAAAGCCTGAGAAGTGGGATGCTGCGGATGCTATTGATGAGGAGTTTGACATCAATAGGTTCTTGCAAACCCATGAAAGCAAAGTAAAAAAACCAATATCGCTTATTGATGAAAGCCTGTTGATCGACAAATACTTTATCGGGTCTGCACCAGAACAAAAGTTTCTTATCGGAGACACAATACCTTTAGGTGTTCCAGTGGTATTTGCTGCGGCAGGGGATAGCGGTAAAGGTATGATGACGCTCGACTTGTCAATGAAGGTTGCCTCTGGCGCATCTATGGAAAGATCATTCGGTGGTTTGGTAGCGGAGCATGGTGATGTTATCTTGATCACTGCGGAAGACGATAAAGACGAAATGCACAGACGTATCGCTCGACTTGATCCCCAAACATACCGTGAACACTATGATCACAAGCTACGCATATTGCCATTACCCAACTTGGGTGGCGTGTTTCCAATCATGCAGAAGTTCGACAACTCATACATGATGGGCGAAGAGTTCTCGCGCATCTACGATCAGATGCTAGAGATGGAAAACCTCAAGCTGATTGTTATTGACCCTCTCGCCTCGTTTGTTCACGCTGATGTAAACGCTGACCCTGCTGCTGGCGCAGCATTTATGGGTCTGCTGGCACAAATAGCAACTGAGTCGGGCGCAACTGTAATCGTTAACCACCACATGGCAAAGATCAGAGACAATGATCCAGTCACAACTCCAGAGCAAGCGCGTAATCTTATTCGTGGTACGTCTGCTATCGTTGATGGTGTTCGGTCTGCATTTGCTGTTTGGTCGGTAGATGAGGGTGTCGGGCGTCAACGCTGTCGTGATCTTCAGATTGAATATACGCGTAACGGTGTGTTCGATGGCGCTGTTGTAAAATCAAATGGCCCTGCCAATCGTGAAATCAGACACTTTATTCGTAACCCGAACACTGGTCTGCTTGAGGACAGAAGCATTGATATTCAAGCACTTGTTATGTCTCAAACGCAGCGTGACCGCCTCGCACATCTTGTTGATCTGGTTCGAATGCGTGAAAACGCAGGTCGTGCGCTTACTCATGATGGCAAGAACGATGGTCTTTACAATGTTGTTACTGAGTCTGAGCCTACAGAGCCATGCATTATTGCCCTCAAACAAGCAGGCGCTAAAACAACTGTGAAGAATCTTGTGACTACAGCAATGGAACAAGGCATGATCCGCAAGTACGCGCTGACAACAAGTGGCGAAGAAAAGTGGCTGGGAACAATGGATGGTCCGCTGGCTCGTGGCGAATACGAACGTCAAACCGGGCGCGATAACGTCTAACCCGACAAAATGTTCGGGTTAACTGCTGGGCCTTCCCGGTTAACTTTTTACTTGACTCGTGTGGGAATACTTGGTACAAATCCCAATACATTAGAAAAGGAGATGCAAATGATGCATGTATTTGAAGATCGCGCTCCTACCTTACAGGAGGCGCAAAGAATTGTTGGAGGGCTGGTTGAGTTTGTTCGATCACCTGAAAATCCAGAATGGCAGGTTCTCGTAAACGAAGAAGGTTTACTAAATGGCCTGCCCTTAAATGAATATGTAACAAGTCTATGTAAGACAAAAATTGTTGGTCCTCCTATCGTGTTAAAAGGTGATGCCAAATGGGACTAACTGATTTCA